AACGGACTCAAGGAGATCATGGCGAAAATCGAGGAACAGCAGAAGCAGCAACTCCTTCAATTGCAGCAGAAAGGTTCCTCCCCGATGGGTGGTTCTCCGACAGGTATGAATGGGCCGTCTCCCGGTCCCGCGCCTCAGACCCTCGACCCTGCGGGGAATCCTGCGGGTGGAGCTGATGTACAGGGGATAGCGGCATGACAATGACCGGCGACAACGAATACGGCATTCCGGAAGTCGTCAAGGTCGATGCCTTAACGAATGACCTGGTAGTTATCACGCAGGACCATCACGGCATTCATCAGAAGATTGCGTTCACGGTGACGCACAAGTTCGCCAACATCGCTTCGGCAGGGACGGCGTTTCTTTACTTCGTGACTCCGGCAATCGCTAGTGGGCTGGTACATTTCAAGCCTTCGCTGTTGACCAGTGACGGCCCGAATGTCGATGTCGAGATGTACGAAGGCGGGACGGTAGCAGCTAATGGAACGGGCCTGACGCCGGTCAACAGGCATCGGTACAACCCGGTTGCTAGTGCGATGGTGAGTACCTTTTTTCACACCCCGACGACGCCGAATCCGACCTTGAAGATCGACTCCGACTTTCTCGGTGGTGGAACGGGAGTCGGCATCAGTAAGACAGGGGCGGGGGCTATTGTCGAAAACGAACTCGTCCTCAACCCTGGGACTAAATATTTCATCAAGGTCACTAACAACGGTGCTGCGACAGTCAACGTACATCTCAAGCTGTTCTGGTACGAGGAAGCATATTGATATCCGACACCAGACTTTTAGGCGAGTTGAACGAACTCAAGGACTCGCGTTTCTATGAGCACCTTCTGAAATTGAAGGAAGATGCCAGCGAAGAAATCGACAACGCCGCTACAGACAGAGTGGCGAATGTCGCTATTGGCAAACGAAGAATCCTCAAAGAGCTTATTGAAGAAATCGATAATGCCTTGAACAACTTTCAGAGTCTCAAGGCAAAGGAAGCAACCAGTAAGACAGTGAACATGAGCAAGACATTCTGACCGGGATTCCAGCCCTCTGGCCCCGGCATTTAACATCGGGATTCGCTTAAAGCGCCCCTTGGAGGCAGTAAATGGAAGATGGAGCAACAAAAGCCAGAAAAGAAAAGGAAAGGTTAATCAAGTTGGAACAGGAGCGCATCGCAGCGTTGACCGGCGAGACTGACACGACAAACGAAGTCGAAACCGAAGGGACTCCCGAAGTGGCCCCTGAAGTCGAGACTCCCGTTGTCGAGGTTCCTCCCGATCTTCAGCAGAAGTATGACGCGCTCCTTGCGAAGTACAACTCTGAAGTCCCCCGACTCCATTCATGGAATCGGGAAAAGGACGAGAAGATTGCGACCCTGACCAACGAGATCACCAACCTTCAGCGCCAGATCATCGAATTGCAAACGGCATCGGTCCCTGAGACTGACGACGAAGGCAAACCGCTGTACCGCTCTCCGCACGTCACTGATGAGATTCGGAAATCGGATACCTATCAGTATTACCTCGCGGAGTTTGGTCAGACCTATGCCGAACGTCAAGCCGAAATGTCGATCCTGGCCGCGCAAAATACGGTCAAGCCCGTCGAGGAACGTATGAACTCGAACGAGGCTGAGACTGCCGAAGAACGATTCCACCGGGAACTCCACGAACTCTGCCCCGACTGGATCGATGTCAAGCGAGGCATCAACGTAGACCCTGCTTTTGTCGGCTGGCTCAATGAGACGTTTGCACTGAAGGCGTTTCAGGAAGCAGCCTACGAAGGCGACATTCACAGCATGGCGAACATCATCAACCGCTTCAAATCAACCATCAAACTACCGGAACCCCCTGTGAAGCGAGAAATACCCGCTCATCTGGCCGCGCCTGCAAAGACAGGCGGTGGCGCTCAGACGATCATCGAAAACAACAAGGGGAACGTCATGAAAATGACCGACCTTGAAGCCTTGTACAACGACTTTTCCAGAGGTCTGTACCGTGGGAAAGAACAGGAATACGAGGCGAAGAAGCGGGAATTTCTGCAAGCTAAGGCAGAGGGCAGACTGGTTTAAGGAGAGTCACAATGTCTGTCAATCGAGTAGCAGGTTATCCCGATCTTTCCAGCTCGGGAGCAAGCGTTTACACCCCGGCAATTTACGCGATGGAGCTTTTGGAGAAGTTCTATCTCTCCACCGTTTTTGCTCAAATCTCCAATTCCAAGTACGAGGGAAGCATCTCGAAACAGGGCGATAAAGTAATCATCCGGACTCGTCCCGACGTGACCATCTTCGATTACGTCAAAGGGATGTCGCTGCGTGAGCACCGTCAGACTCCCGAATCCTCGACCGTTGAACTGTTGATCGACAAGGCGAAAGCCTATGCCCTCAACATTGACGACATCGACAAGATCCAGAATGACATCGATGCGATGGCTGCCTGGGCTGAAGATGGCGGGAAACAGCTTGCCATTTCCATCGACCGTTCGATTCTGAACGCAATCGATGCCGACGCTCCCGCTGCCAATACCGGAGCGACTGCCGGCGCAATCTCTTCGTCCTACAACATGGGCGTCACCGGTACTCCTGTCGTCATCACCAAAGCCAATGCGCTGGACGTGATTCAGGATATGTGCTCCGTCATCTCCGAACAGAACTGCCCTGACACCGACCGCTGGCTGGTTCTTCCGGAGTGGTGGTTCAACCTGCTCAACAAAGGCGACCTCAGAAGGGCTGATGTAACCGGCGACCAGACCAACAAGGTCATTCGCAACGGCTACAAAGGTCAGATTTCCAACTTCGACCTCTACGCTTCCAACAACTACGCTGGGGTTACTGACGGTGCCATGACCTGCTGGAACGTGGTCTTCGGACACAAGTCGGCTTTGACCTTTGCTTCCCAACTCATCAAAAACCGCACCTTCCCTGATCCCGATTCCTTCGCCACCATCATGGACGGCCTTCAGGTCTACGGCTACGAAGTCGTTAAGCCGACCTCCCTGGGTGTTTGCTACGCCGTTAAAGGTTAATCTCTTTCCCCCCTCGCTTCCATAGGAGGGGGCAACTTTACAGGAGACATAGTTATGGCAGCTTATCCTTCCGCTTCGACCGCTGTGAGCACTGAGGCAGTTGTGGCCCGTTCTCAGGCGAATCAGCCGTTCATGATCGAGAAGACGTTTGATCTCGACACCCTTCTTTCCGCGAAGATTGCCAATGCAGACATCATCAATCTTTTCACTCTGCCGGCGAATCACGTCATTCTCGCAACCAGAATCAAAATCATGGTTGCCAACGTAGGGGCTGGTGGGACTTCGACCCTGAAGCTGCGTTTCGGGACGACCGACATCGGCGCGACTGCCGACATGCTGACCGTCAACACCGTCGCCGTAGGTGGGAATGCGACCGTTCTGCTTCCTCTTGGCGTCGGGACTTCCGATGTTCTGGTCAATCTCGTCGCCGCTGTCGGTTCCGGCACGACCACCACGAATCCCACCGTCTTGGTGAAAATGCTCGTTTGCGACATGAGCTAAGGGGGAAGTCATGGGGGAAATACTCAGAGACATAACATTGGCCGGTGACGGGGGAACCGTCAACACGCTGGCCTACGACGAACGAGGCAACAAGCTGATTGCAACCGGCACTACCGTCCCTGCTGACGCCGGTTCAGGCTACGCAAAAGGCTGTCTCTTCATCGAAACCGACACCGCGACCGCCAATCACGCACTCCATCAGAACACCGGCACTTCTACTTCCTGCGTCTTTACCGCTCTTGGTGACAATACCAAAGCGGTGCAGGCTTCTCCGGCGTCGATAGCAACGACCGGCAATACCGACTGCTACGTTATCGCACCGACTGCCGGGCTTCTGTCGGAAGTGTTCTTTTCATCGATTGACGCACTTGCGGCCCACGACACTAACTACCTCACCTTTACCATCACCAACCTCGGCCAAGCCGGGGCCGGCAGTACGGTGATGCTGGCGGCGACTGCCGCTAACACGACAAAAGCTACCGGTGGGACGGCTCTTGTCGCTAATGGCAAAAGGACGCTGACCCTCGCGGCTGCGGCTAATCTTGTCGTTGCTGCCGGCGACAGACTGCTGATCCGCTGTGCGGCTTCCGGGACGCTGGCTGGTGCAGTGACCGGTGGCACGTTCTGCGCGAAGTTTGCTTCGAATGTTTGATTATTGAAAGACGGGGAGAAAGCAATTTCTCCCCTGATTTGAGCAATTAAACAGTTAGCCAGCCAGCTATACAAACAGACAGGAGACAGACATGATTCTCAAAATTAAGAGCAACGACCACAGGGCAAAACAATCATGGCGATTCATTGAAGACGTTACGGGGCTGCATTTCAGTGTGTATGCAGACAAAGACAAATTCATGGATGACTACAATAACTCTCCGGTTTCGACCGGAGTGCAGGAAATACATTTTACGAGCACTGACATTACCCCTGCGGTGCAAGACATTTTGTTCGCAGCGTTTTATACCGAAAGTCTTGGTGCGGTCCATTTATTCTGTGACACCGAATGTTACTTGTTAAACGACAATGGTCGAACCATTGAGCGGCTCATCTGAGCGCCACATGGATATAAACAGAAAGAACATGCTTATTGTGGTGCTGTTCCCGAATGCTACTAAGGCTAATCGTAAGGTGTTACGTGAACTTGCAGATGCCAAGGGCGTTGATTGGCTAAGTAAGAACATTAGTACCCAGCTACACGACCTCATGGGGTCGATACTTAGGCACAACGCGACACATTACGATGGCTGCATTCATGCGGCAGGACGGGAACGCGCAAGATTTTATGTTCAAGGTGAAGTAACGCGGCTAATGAACCATTTGAAGGGCATATAACAGACTAGCTGGCTGGCTAAGAACAAAAGGAGATTCCCGATGAGCAAGATATTCGACGAAGTGATTCTAGGCGGCGTCCCCGATCTCAAGGGAGGCCAACGCATCAACTCTTTGATCCGTGACGCATTAGGAGACATCCTGCTGGCTACCGGCACGACTGTCCCGACTAACGCCGGAGTCGGCTTTGCCAAAGGCTGTCTGTTCATCGACACGAACGTAACGACCGGGACGACCGGCCTGTACTGCAACAAGGGAACTCGTCTTTCCTGTGAGTTTACCGCTATCACTCAGGCGTAATCATGAAATCCAAGGAGGCAGCAATGAAAATCGATCTTCAAAACCCGCCGAAGTATCTGAAGCAGACCACGACTGGACGTGTCTATCCTTTTTCTCCGTTCAAGGCGAATCGTGACGACATGGAACCGTATGATATGTCAGCCGAAGAAGCTCCTTTGCCTGTGGCTGTAGAAAAAGCAAAAGACATAGTAGTGTCGCAGGGAGAAACGGATAAGACCTTAGATGGCGAATTTGACCGCCTGGAAATCATCAAGGCTGCAATTGCGCAGATTCCCGTCGAGTCTTACGGCAAGTCCATCGGCAACAAGCCTGCTCTGCCAAAAGTCAAGGACGTTTCCGACCTGGCCGGCTTCAAAGTATCTGCTGCTGAAATTCTGGACATCATCAAGGGGTAACGCATGAAACGCGGCACTTTACCGATCATCGCAGCTTTTGGGATTATCGCCTGTGTTGAAATTCTTCCTCACGTTTGGGCGGGAGTCGCACTGCCGGCGAAGACTGATGCCAACAGGATACAGGGGAAGAAGGTCGAAGCTCCGAATGCTGGTGATGACGGAAGCGCTTTGGTGTATATCAATGCGTCGAGCGCCTACAAACATCGGCCCAATGCAGCGGCAAGTGTCGCGGGGAAACTTGATGAAGCTACTTTTGCAGCGTACACCTCTCAAGACAGGCTGCCGACCTCGATATTTGCCGCGTACACTTCGATTGAACGCGCTGGCGGGGCTGGAACATGGGGAAGTATTGCCGGGACGCTTGAAAATCAGACTGACTTGCATGAGGCGCTTGGCAACAAGGTCGATGCCTCAGTCTTCAATGCCTATACCTCCATCGACAGATCCGGTGTCTCTGCTGAAACCTTCACGAATTACACAAGTCAGGATCGGGTAACGGTAACGACTTTCTCCCGGTATACCTCTGCTAATAGATCATGGGGTACGATTGGCGGAACGTTAAGCGACCAGACCGATCTTCAGAACGCGCTCAATGCGAAACAGGCGACCGTAACCGGGGGAGCAACGACCATCACCGGCAGCGACCTTACCGCAAGTCGGGCGCTTGTCTCGAACACTTCAGGAAAAGTCGCAACATCTTCTGTGACCTCGACTGAATTGAGCTATCTGAGCGGGGTAACGTCTTCGGTCCAGACGCAGTTCACTGGAAAGATAGGTACATCAGCTTCTTTTGGTGGCGATGTTTCAGGGACATACAACGCTATTGTAGTAGGAGACGACTCGCACAACCACACGTCTTCGACCATTCCTTCAAACTCGTTTACTGCGGCTGGCCTGGTGACTTCAGGGGCAGGAAACGCCTCAAAGGTCTGGAAGACTGATGCTTCAGGGAATCCGGCATGGCGGGACGACTTGACTGGTTCAAGTCCGACCTTCGACACGGTGGGCGGGGGAACGAACACCTCGTCAACGATGACGCTTGGTTCTGGCGGGACGTTGACTTATTCAGGAACAGGTGTAGTCAATGCCAGCAAGTACAAGGGCGAAACGGGACCGAGTGCGGTTGAGTTTGCCTACCTCTCCGACCTTGAAAGCGCCATACTGGAAGTAAACGATGTGGTGAACAACCTAACGGTAGGGGGAACGACTGTACCCTTGAGCGCGGAGCAGGGGAAGACGCTTAACACTGCGTTTGTGAATTATACTTCTACCGACCGGCTTGCAAGAACGTCTTTTACTTCTTATACCTCAGCCCACAAAACCGCCGACGATCACCTCCAGTACCACACCGACGCGCGGGGGGATGCGCGGTATGCTGCGAAAGCCCACGCACTACAACATTACACTTCCAACGGCACAGACCGGATACCTGACGCAACAGAGGTCAGCGCCGGACTTTTAAAACCCCTCTGGTACAAACTATTAAGCGCAATGGGATTTATTGTATTTCTGGATAACTACGCTGTTGGCGATGGCGTTGCAAATGATACCACAGCAATCGGGGCAGCTATAGCTGAAGCAATAGCAACAAAGAAACCCGTATATGCGGGGGCAGGTAAGACTTATGCAACAAACGGCGGTTATGTGGTTGACGATCCAATAACTATAATTGGTAATGGCGCAACATTCAAACTGACAGCCAATGCCACACTTTTCGATATAGGCGCACAAGAGGATGTGCAACTCTCAGGTTTCAAGGTGAAAGTCCCCGACGCTAACACGGCATCAGTTATAAAACTTACTACCTCGTACGATAGGAATGTGGGGCGTGGTTGGGGGCCTTTGCATGGATACAAGCTATCAGACCTTTGGCTTTACTGCGAAAGCGCGGAGGGCTGGACACCCACAACGGGGGTATATCCTGGCATAGTCACCACCGAAGGGGCGTGGACAGGGATTGAATTATTTGCTGATACTACCGGAGGTCGCACAGGTCATAACTATTTCAAGTTCGAAAACATCAGAATGGACTTTCCTTATTACGGCTTCAAGGTAGTAAAAACCGGCTCATATACCGCGTGGTCAGCTGGGCATCATTTTGAAAACATAGTGATTCATGGGTTTCAGTCCGCTATATACGCACGCGAAGTAAACTTTAACGACAATACCTTTACTCACCTAATGCTCCACCCTTTGCGAGACGATAACGTGGTCGGTCTTGATTGGGACGGTTGGGCTAACTCAAACACAATAGGACTCAATACTTTCCATGATTCAGGCTGGAATGGTCAAACTAGGGGAGAGTTTAAAGCCTACTCGTTTGGCGGTGGATTTGGAAATCTGTTGACGGGCTATTTTGAAGTTTCTGTAGGCACTCCACCCACTGGCACAGATAGGAATACTATTATAGCTGATACGTGGGTTACAGATAAAAGTCTCTGGCCGGCTCAAGTCGGGACAACCAGCAATATAGCCACCATCAGAGGGCCGCTGGGAATAGATATAGAGGCAGAAAATACAGCAGCTTTGGCAATTTTCAAGCAGTATACTACACAGAATACTGCCAATATTATGAATCGGTATGATGTGTATGGCGATATTGCAAGAAGTGTTTTTCGTAGAGCCAACGGGACAAAAGCGTCTCCAACAAAAACACTTGCCTCAGATACAATCTTTGCGCTAGGTGGTAGGCCTTATTCGGGGTCCGCGTTTTCTACCTTCAATACTGCGCAAATTACCGCTTTATCTGAAGAAAACAGTGATTTAGGTTGGCAATCGGGGTTGCGATTTTGGGTCACTAATCACGGCGACTCTTCCGCCTATCCCTTCCTTGCGCTGCTTGGACCACGCCGTATGATTGTAAACGCTTATGCGAACACCGACGATGGGGTTAATACAGTCCAGGTCACTGGTACCGTGAAAGCCACAGCTTTTACGGATGGGACGACAAGCAAGACCATTACCGAGTTGTGGGAAAACGGCGGTAGTGGGGTTAGTCTCGCCAGCGTAGCAGCAGGAGGCACAGTCTCCTGTTCTCATACCACAGTAATTATAACCAGTGGGGCAGCGGGTGCGGATACAACTTTACCGGCGAGTTGCACAGCAGGGAAAATCATTACGGTCAAAAATAGCTCAGGGGCAGCGCAGGACATTATTGCAGCGAGTGGATATATAGATGATACACCGGGCTTAGAGTGGCGCATTCCCTCTACTGGCACCTCGTCTTTTATAAGCGAAGGAACTACATTAGGCTGGCAAGCAATAAAACATCCCATTCCAGATTGTGACAACGCTACAACCAGTAAGCTTTTATATGATGTTACCACTAATACTTTCACCTGTGGCACCGACCAGACCGGCGGTGGAATAACTGTCAATGACTCTGTTGTGGGTATCACTGATGCAGGTGGCGGTAATGAGTACATTTACATCACTGAAGATAACGCCGAAGTTGCACGCATCACTGGTGGCAAGTTGGGAGTAGGGACAACAACGCCTTCTGACCAAATAACCGCCTCTCTTGCTGGCACAGGAGCCATTGCTGCAATAAATACCTCCGCATATGGGCCTAGTAGTGGAGCACTCGTTAAAGTCATTGCCGACCCCGGCTCTGCTGTGGATGCTGCTGATCGTAGACTTGGTGGGGTACTTTTTGCGGGGGCAGTAGACACAAACCATGCTTTCGGATATGGGGCGAGTATAGAAGCCTTTTCGGATGGGGCTTACAGCAGCGGCACTGATACCCCTGCATATTTGGTGTACAAGACGGCACCAGATGGAGGAACGCGAGCAGAACGACTACGTATCAAAAGTAACGGGCTTATCCGTTTCGTGCCTATGGCGCAACCCTCGGTTAAAGAAGAAGGGGATTGTTATTTTGACAGCACTAGCCACAAACTGACCTGTTGGGACGGTTCAGCGTGGCAAGCGACCTGGTAATGTACCAACCCCACGAACGAGCATCCTGGCAAACGAACTTCAAACACTGTGAATGGAGGGAAGCATCATGGATCTGGCAGAACACCTTGGAGCTGTATTCACCCTTGTCGGAATACTCTGGACGCTGCTTTTGGGCTGCCTGATTTACATCTTCAACGGCGTAAAGAGTGATGTGCGCGAAGTCAAGACGAGCCTTGAGAAATTGACCGGCCAACTCTTCGAGCGGGTGATGGAGTGCGAGAAGTCCATTGAACGGCTGTGGGGGGAGCATCGGGCTACCCATGAGCAAGGGAGGAAACTATGAGCTGCCTCAACCCCTGCGAGCATCACCGCCGTTACGGCTGCTGCCTCCGCGATTGCCCGAACTGGACGCCGCCGAAATGAAAGCCGTCCCTCTCGCCATAGCCGAGGCTGTCAACCTCTGCCACATGGCGCGGGAGTGGGCGTATGGGCCGGGAGAGCATCAGGTGATTGACCGGTGCGAACTGTTGCTACAGATGGCGGTTGATGAGTTATTGGAGATGAAACGCGATGCTAAAAATGTTCCACTGCGAGCATCATAACTATGACAGGTGGGTGCATTGCGGCTGGAAGGAGTGCGAACAACATGACCAGAATCGAGACGTTGGAACCGGAGTTTGCGGAGAAAATAAAGTCGCTGATAAAAGCAACAGAGATGGTAACGCAGCTTAAATGGATCATCACCTCTGGTCGGCGCACAATGGCAGAACAACTCAAACTGTACGAGCAAGGACGGACAGCACCAGGTAAGGTGGTTACAAATGCGCGTCCCGGTTCCTCTGCTCACAACTTCGGACTCGCTGCCGACCTTGCCCCGATGCGAAGGGATGGGCGTATCTGGTGGGAAGCTCCTAAGTCGGTATGGCAGAAGATGGCGGATATTGCGCGGGAGATGGGGATGGTGTCGGGCTTTTATTTCAAGACCATCTACGATGCGCCTCATGTCGAAGATGCCGCATGGAAAACGGTACAGGCGAAGTGGAAGGTTGGGGAGATCCACGTAGCATGAGCCACTGCCCATACCACAGGCGTAACGGAGCGCATGGCATGGAACCGTGCTGCAAGTATTGCCAATGGAGGGACTTATGAAGATAGCGTTCCGCAAGAAGTGCCACACCATTTACAGCCGCATCATCTGCTTCTGGACGTTCGGCAAATATTCCCATTCGGAACTCGTCTTCTCCGATGGCAAGAGTTTTTCCGCTGATGAGTCTGACGGCGGGACACGCTGGAAAGATTCCATTATGGACCCTGACGAGTGGGACTTCATCGACATCCCTTGCAATAAGACGCAGGAGAAGGAAATCCGCAAGTTTTGCGAAGGGGAAGATGGTTTGAAGTACGACATGATTGGCATTGGGTTTTCCTTCCTTCCAATTCCTATCGGTTGGCAGTCGGCAGAGAAATGGTTTTGCTCTGAAATATGCGCGGCAGCGTTACAACAGATTGGCTACCTGGTCGGCTATACGCCTTCAAGGATTAGCCCGAATAAGCTGTACTCCCTTCTCAAGAGTGAGCGGCGGTTGCGTATTAAGTCTTTGCCGCTGTCGTTAATCATTTTGCTGCTTACCGGCTGTACGTCTGTAGCCTGCCCCAAGACCGTGCAGGTTGAGGCAGGAGCCGGCGTGCGCCATGAGGTAGGGGAATCGCCAGTGAAGACCAACACGGCCATTGTACGGGCCACATGGGAGCTGAGGAAATGAGATGGCTACTGATAGCGACACTTCTTGCCGGCTGCGCCTACAACTCACAGACGGTCAACGCATACGGCAGCCTCGTTTATTGTCACGGCACGGTTGATAAGCCAGTCGATGTGAGCACCGATTTAAAAGGCAACAAAGTAACCCCTCTACCGTAAAGGACAGACCATGAACGAATCATTCAGGTACGACAAGGGATTAGGAGATGCCGCGATTTACATGAGGCTTCTGAACAGTTCAGGCGAGTTCTACGACTTCCTGGCTACGTCGTTTGTCTCTGAGGAAACCGCCAACTGCCAACTCCTGATGACGGAGTTTCCCGACAGTTCAACGGAACAGTCCTGGTACTATGTGACTTTCGATTCTCCTGCGGGGGGGCCGTTTGCTATCGAGATTGTCTTAGTCTCGACCAGCGAAGTCATCGGGTACGATACGGTCTTCTCTTCGACTGAGGCAAGCGAAGCCGGGGAAACGTCTATCGGGGATCTGCTGGACATCGTTATCGGAAGGTTTGCGAAAATCAACAAGCCGCCGATGATCGACTTCCTGACTGCGGCGAACATGACGATGGACATTATCTACAGAAGACTCATGACGAAGAAATCCGAACTTATATTGGGGTCTTTCTCTCAAGCAGTCTTAGCGAATGCGTCAACCGTGACCCTCCCTACTGATTTCCAAGGGTTTTTCGAGCGTCCCTATATCTCAGGGTCAACCTGGCAGCTCGACCCGTTACCGGGCGAATACAGAGCTTCTTTAACGACTGCCGGCAGACCTCAGTTTTACGAATTGAGGGGAACGACGATGACTCTGTTTCCGACGACAAGCGCTGCCTTGACTATCGTCGGTCAGTATTACAAAAAGCCGGTCAAGTTTACCGCGTTGACCAACGTCATTCCTTACAACGGTCTGATTGATAACGTCCTTCAGGAAGGCATCATCGCCGTCGGTATGACCGGGATGGGCGCGTTACTCGATGCTCAGTTCCAGGCAATCATGAGCAAGATGATTGACGAGATCCTTGCCTTCCGATCTCCGAGGACTGTCAGGTTCCACTACACCTATGAGAACAGCCAACGTATGCGGGGCGCACACCCTGACTACTTCAACGTATGAGGTAACTAATGGCGACGATTACCGCAGAATCAGTGATGAACAAAGCGAGAAAGATCCTCAACGATGCGGGGTCAGTGAGGTGGGATAACGCTGATTTGTTGGGCTGGCTCAACTCAGGACAGAAGGAAATCGTCCTCTATAAGCCGAACGCGAATACCGAGACTGCCGTCATAACTCTGGTCGAGGGAAGCGTTCAGACTGTCACTGGCCTTCAGTTCATAAGGATCATCAGTAACGTCGCGTCGGACGGAACGACAGCGACCAGTGTTCCGAGTCCGGTTGAACAGTCGGTGTTGGACGGACTCTACCCGAACTGGATGGCAGCGACGGCTAGTGCGACTCCCAAGTATTACTGCTTTGACAGGAAACTTCTCAAGACGTTCTTCGTCTATCCGCCGCAACCTTCGTCTCCCGGCAAGGTCAGAGTCCTTCAGTCGGCGGTTCCTGCGGTGATTCTTATTGGGAACATTTCTTCAGCAACGATTCTCGATGATATTTACGAGACACCGTTGATCGATTACATCGTCTACCGGGCCTTCTCCGAAGATACCGAAGTCATCGATGCCGCAAAGAGCGATGCGTTCTTCCAGAAGTTTGTCGCAGCAATGGGCGGGAAGGCTCAAGCCGAAACCATTGGAGAGATGAATGCGAATTAGGCTGAAGCCTTTTGGCGGGATCATTCCGAAAGCCGACCCTCACTACCTTCCTGACTCGGCGGCAGTGACGGCGCAGAACTGCAAATTCACGTCCGGTTCTCTGGAAGCGTGGAAGAATCCTCTGACGGTGAACACACCTTCGAAAGTCGGGACGAAGACCAGCATCTATCTTTACGAAGATCAATACTGGCTGCATTGGGTTGATCTGGATGTGAATGTCGCTAAAAGTCCGACGGCGACGGATGCTTATAAAAGGATCTACTGGACCGGCGACGGCGCTCCAAAGATGTCTGTCTTGGATGCGATAGTCACCGGAGGAACGGCCTACCCGAACAACTCCTACCTCTTGGGTGTCCCGGCCCCGGCGATGGCCCCGACTGTCTCGGTAGTCGGGAGTATTTCCGACCCCGACCCGACGCTTGTTGAGTCTCGGACCTACGTCTATCGGTACGTCTCGGCCTATGGTGAAGCAGGCCCTCCGTCTTCTGCTTCCGTAACGGTTGACGTTGCTCCCGGCCAAAGTGTGGACATTACAAGCATGAGCGTGGCCCCGGTAGGGAACTACAACATAGCGACGAAGGAAATCTTCCGCTCCAATACGGGAAGTTCCGATACGGCCTATCAGTTGGCTGGTTCAGTCGCAGTAGCGACAACGACCTTCTCTGACACGGTGGATTCAGCCGACCTTGGAGAAGTCCTGGATAGTCTCTTGTGGGACGTTCCACCGACTGACTTGAAAGGGTTAATTGCTCTCCCGAACGGGTGTCTCGCCGGCTATTCCGGAAACGAACTCTGTTATTCAGTTGCCTATCAACCTCATGCGTGGCCGTTGAATCAGCGATGGCCTGTCTCTGACGAGATCATGGGT